CGCGTCCCAGCTCCCGCTTCTCAACCCCTGGGACAGCCCGATCTCGAGCCGCTTGTTCTTCGGGGTGATGTACGCATCGAACCCCGCGCCGACCATCCTCGACTTCTTCGCGCGCCGGCTCGGGTCCAACGCATTCTCGGTCGGGAACCGCGACTTGGGATTGTTGAACGTGTAGCTGTGCTTCGTCCGGTAGCAATCCAGCCCGAACACGTACACGTAATGCGCGCCGAGGTACGCGGCCATGTCGATCGACGCGATGTACGGCGACCCGTACCCGAAAAGATCCCCGTGGTCCCCGGCAACCTCCGACCCGATCCGGATCTTCGCCCAGTTCCCGTGGGGGAAAAGCGCGTCGACCTTCGCGGCGTCCGGACACGTCACAAGGACGAACGTCGTCGGCTTGATGTACTTGGCGAGGTCGGCCAACGCTACGTCATGGGAGATAATGCAGAAGTCCGCGTCGGGACACTTCAGGATCGCGTCCTCGGACGCTATGCGGACGATCCCGGCCGGCGCGATCGTGTCGTCGTACGAGGCGAGTGACGGACCCGGCAGTAAGACGATCGCGCATTCCCCGAAGTGCGTGCCGGCCAGAGAAACGAAATCGACGCTCGAAGGCACTGGGATTCCTCCTCCTCGTACTACCCGCGTACTACCCGTACTCCCCAAAAAAGAGCACGGGGACGACCAGGCGTTCCGTTACCTGGCCGTCCCCGTGGATCTCTTCACTTGGTCTTCGTTACCTAGTTACCGAAGTGACGACTACCGGCCGCTCACCGGCCGTTCACCGGCCGCCCGCCGACTACTGGGTCTTGACGATGATTCCCAGCGCGGCGTTGAGCAGCTTCACGCCGTAGAGCATGTCGAACGAGATATCCGTGCACTTCGCACGGTGGTTGTAGCCAACCGTGACCCGGCAGGACAGGTTCGCGTCCGGCAGGTTCATGGTCGACATGACCGCGCCGAGCCCGGCCTCGATCGTCGGCAGCGGCCGGACGGCAATCGCCATCACGCCCCGCTGGAAGGCGATCGAACGCGCCTTCGCGACCGAGTCGCTCGAGTCCGCGATGTTCTGCGACATGTACATCTGGAACCCGAGCTTGTTCCCGAGCTGCGCCCGCTCGAGCGCGTCCGTCGAACCCGAGGTGTTCGCCTGGACGAAGAGCGTGTCCGAGAGCGCGTTGTACTCGTGCGTGGTCCCCATCACGAAGAACCGATCGACGGTCGGCGCCTCGTTGTCGTTCAGGATCTTCCGCGCGTACGTGACGTCCGAGGAATCGAACGTCGCGGAGACCGTGTCGTAGCTCGTGATCGACGCGCTCTCGTAGTCGGTCCCGGTCGTGTACTCGGTGAAGATGTCGTCATCGACGGACTCGGCCAGAGGGACGAGCGAGGGCTCGATGTAGTCCGACCGGATGGAGTTGATCGAGGTGGCCTTGATGTAGTCCGTCTCGCCGAACGAGACGTACTTCACCTTGTTCAGCGTGATCGCGACGTTGGTCGCGGTCGGCCGCTGGACCTCGATCTCACTGGAGATCAACGTCGAGGCGTCGGACTCGTGCTTGAAGACGGTCGCGCCGTCCTTGGCGGTCATCTTCGTGCGGAACCGGGTGTTGACGACATCGCCCGGGTTCTGCGCGGTCAGGTTGAAGTTCGGGGAAATGAGCCGGAAGAGGACGAGGTTCTTCCGCAGAACGTCGAGCGACTCGGCGGCCCACAGCTCCGGAACGGTGACAACGGAAAGCTCAGACATTGTAGTTCAGAAATCCCTTCTGCCCCTGAGCGACGAAAGCCGTGCGTATTCTTGTGGATACTCCGGCTATCGTTGCTGAAGCTTCGGAATGTCAACGCGCCCGGTCTCGAAGGACGTCTTGTGCTTGTCCCTGTTCGCGAGGTACTCGGACGCGTCATTGCCACGGAATACTTGCGACAGGGGGACCTTTGACGCAGTGCCCCCGTTGCTCCCGGACGCCGGCGCGCCGCCGCGATTGTTGCCACGGAAAAGCTCGGGGGCTTTTCGCTCCCGGACGACCTGCGTAACGTAGTCGTCAAGCTCCATGGTCGTCTCCCCGTACTTCGGGTCGACGAACTTCGCCGCTACGGCACCATCATCCTTCTGGAACAACTCCTGCTGGATCACAAGAAACGCAATGTCCGGTCGGAGGCAGTCAGCTTTGCGGAGGGCCGACTCCGCAGCCCCACGGATCTGGGACTCGCGCAATTTGCGCTCGGCAGCCTCGGCCTTCTCGCGGTCGGCTTTGGACTGCTTGTCTAACTCCCCGATCTGGTTCTTGAGTTTCACCAGTTCGGAGTTTAGGTCTTGGCCGTCACTATCCTTGGCCTTGCCGGACTGCTTCCCCTTGTCGGGGTTTGCGGCAAGAAGTTCTGCGACCGTCTTTGAGACTGAGTCGCCAAGATTTTTTTCGAGGTTCGTGAATCGCTTCTCGACCTCGGCCCCGATCGTACGTCGTGCGTTTTCCTGCGCTGCCCGAAGAAATCGATCCCACTCCTGCTGGTTCAGGACGAACTGCTCTTCCTTCTTGACGGATCCATCTCCGTTTCCGGGTTGAGCGCCCTGCCCCTGCTTGTTGTTCGGATCGACGTTGGCGGCACCATCGCCCCTTGCCGCGCCCTGGGGGTCCTGATTGTTATCAGGCATTCTTCACCTCGTTATAGGTGTGCATGTAACAAGGAATCATATAGCCTTGTGGTTCCTTGTCTAGTGGTTGTGATTGATTGTCCGTTCGCCAACGCTACCTACGCGCACGTCGCCCGCCAGGCAGCATGTCTCCGGACCGCACGCCCGCGCGCCCGTTGCCCGCGCGCGCGCGTTGCCTGCCGCCTCCCTGGCCGCCGGCATTGTCTTCGCCGCCGCCTTCGCCGCCGGACTCATCTTCGTCTTCGCCGTCACCCTCGCCGTCCCCGTCACCGTCCTCTTCCAGCACGCCGTCCGCGTTGCCGCCCGCGTTGTCTCCGAACCCGCCCGCCCTCGGCATGTCAAGAACGTCCTGGTCGCGGCCAACCTGCGTACCGATCAGCGGGTTGTTGTCGATCTCCTCCGAGATCTTCTCCATGTCTTCCGCGCTGACCTCCCCACAGATCGCCGACGCGATGCGCTTGTGGACGCTCCGTAGCAACGTCTCGCTGTTGATCTGCATCGCGCACTTCTGCGCGTCGTCGAGCAACGCGGACGTGGCCGCCACGTCGAAGTCATCGGAGTACGCAATCGTGCCCTGGAATGCCGGCTCTGTCGGGTCAATCGACACGCTCGACGGGCTCTGGTATCGCACCGCGAACTCGAACGCGCGCTTCTCGACCGCCTCCATGCGGTCGGCCACGGCGGAAAGAATGCGGCCCTCCGACGTCTCGAAACTCCACGCACGCGCGGCGCCCGACGTCTGGAACGCCGAGGACCCAGCCTGAAGCACGCCCAACGGGTCGATCCCCGTGTGGTGGACGACCGCCGCGCGGTTCATCTCAATCCCGCTCTTCAGCGCCTCAAACGGCGCGGTCGGAAGCTGGAGGTACTCGAGCTTGTCGGCCGGCTCGTGCGGAGACAGCTTGACGTACGAGCCCGTACCGACGCCAAGGTCGCCAAGGGATTCCTTCGTCGACCCGACGAGCGTCGGGTGCGCGTGTACGTAAAGCGCGAAGGTCAGGTCGGACTCCTGCCGGATCTTCCGCAGGTCCGCACGCGCGGCCATGCGCAGGAACCCGTCCCCGATCATCGGCTTGATCATCTTCCGGTAGTAGACGACGACCATGGGGACGAGGCCGAGGCCGTGCGTGCGCTCCGACTGGTCGACCAACGCGATCGACTGCCCGTCGATCTCCTCGAAAATCCAGTGCCGGACGTTCTGCGTGTCGTATTCGATGAACGTCGTCCGCCGAACGAACTTCTTCCGGTCGATCTTGCTCGGGTTGGTCCTCTCCTCCTTGATCATGACGGACTCGAGGACCCCGGCGTCGTTGCACGACCAGTTGATGACCGAAAGGGGGTTGTAGTTCACGAAGTACGGCCGGATCCCCTCGGCCTTCTCTTCCGCGCGCGTGCGCTCGCGCGGGACCGCGTCACCAGTCGGCGTTTCGGCCACCGGCAACGCGGTGTCGTTCGTCACGCAAAGGAGCCGCGTCGCGCCGTACGGCACGAGGATCCGCCCGACATCCTGGATGAAGTCGCCCCATGCCGTGCCGCGAAGGTCCGCGTCGGCCATGATCGAAGCGAGGTCGGCGTGCTTCTTCGTGTCCCGCTTCGGCTCTTGCTTATAGATCGCCGAGATGACCTTCTCCACGGAGAGGTTCGAGTCAGGGACCCATTCCGCGAGCTTCACGCGAACTTCGTAAACGTCTTGGGACTCGAGCGCGCCCTTGGGGAGGTACGACTTCATGTCGGGCCGCGTGTCGCCCATGATGTGCTGGATCAACTTCCAGTGCTCGACCTCGGCGTCGTAATCCGGGTGCTTGGTGTCCAGTTCGAGGTAGAGGTTCTTGACGTGTTGCGGGTCGCGCGCGGAGGACGCGGTTGACCCGGTTGACCCGGTCGTCGCAGTGGTCCCGGTCATCGCGGTCGTCGGTTCAGCCATCGTGGTCCCTCAACTGCCCTGCCTTTTAATTTCCCTACTGCTCCCCGATGCTCCATGCTGCGCGACTACTCGATCCCCTCGTAGTCCTCGACCTTGATCCGCACGCGGAATCCCCACGTCCGGCCAGTTGAAAGCGTGATCGAGATCGCAAGCCAGTAGTCGCCCGCCGCGACCGAGGGGGTCAGGTCGACCGGGATCTGCACCGTCTGGATCGCGGTGCCGTCCTGCGCGAGGTCGGCGTTATCGAAGTACCCGGTGCCGGATAGCGCGGACGTCCCCGTCGCCGCCGCCCGAAGCGCCCACGTCACCGCCGAGATCGCGAACGCGCCGCCCTCGGCCTCGAAGATCTGGTACTTCAGATCGCAGGATGTATTTCTGGGGATCACGTCCGGCCCCATAGGACGATACGCGAGCCGCAGGCCCGGCCCCTTGAACTGACGCGGCGATGTCGTAAGCGTCGTCGTCGAAGTCGTGGAGACCGTCGTAGACGTCGTCGAAACGGTGGTGGACGTCGTAACCGTCGTGGTCCCGGAAGTCGTCGTCCATGTTTCCGGGGGCGCAGTCGTGACCGTCGTCGTCGGAACAGTGGTGACCGTCGTCACGGGTGGCGTCGTCGTCGTGGTCGTGACGGCAACGTCGTCGGTGATCAGAATCGCGCCCTCGCCCCAGGAAAGCGAGATCGTGTCCGTGCTCGTGCCGAGCGTGCCGTCGACGTTCAGCGGCCGGAACGTGAACGGGAAGGTGAACGATCGGTATCCCTTGCCGGTCCTGTAGGCAGACAGGTACGTCGGTCGCATATACATGACCGCGTACCCGTAATCGAACTTGCGGCCGTACAGTTTGTCGGTCGCAAGGTCCGGGTTCGTCCACATCTCGAAGGCAAGCGTGGAAGACGCCGACGCCGTCCCCCACGCATCCGTCGCGGGCGTGCCGTCGAGTTTCACGCCCCCGGTTGCCGGCTGGCCGAAGTTGAACCCCATC